GTTTAGGATAAATATGAATGACTTTGGTTTTGTAATTGACGGAGTACCAACAGCAAAAGGTAGACCTAGGTTTACCAGCGTTGGTGGTTTTGCACGAACCTATACTCCTGCTAAAACTAAAAATGCAGAAGGCATGATTGAGTGGCTGGCTGTAAATGCTATGAAGCAAAATGGAAACACATTGATTACAGAACCATTGATTGTGTTCATTGAGTTTAGGATGCCGATCCCTAAATCATTCTCCAAAGCAAAAGTGTTGAGCTGCCAATGTGGTGAAACTGTTCCGACTGTTAAACCAGATGCAGACAATCTGGCTAAGACAGTTCTGGATGCAATGAATAAAACTGTTTACAAAGATGATAGTCAGATAGTTGATCTGATTATTCGTAAACGATATGCCGACAAGCCTTGCACAATTGTTTCAATAAAAGAATATAAGAATCAGGGTAATTACTACTTGTGAGGTAATTACTTTTTTTGTAGTATGTAGTTGTAGTAATTAAACATGGAGAAGATATGAAACCAAGTGAAGAAATAAAAAGACTTTTTAATCATCCAACAAAAGATGAAATTGTAGTAACTATTTTAAATAGTCCAAGAAACAATCCTGCATTACTTAAAAACATTCTTGAAGCCATAGATGCAGGTACCAAGAAGATCAAGAAACATTACAAGATTATCTAGATCAAAGAGAGTTCAAATTGTTTGGCTTAAAAGCTTATGCCATGAGTGTTGACTATCAAGAAAACATGGCTGAATCAATTGCATCAAGTTTTTTTAATCAATCATTAACAGGGGAGTTGTAATCATGAAAACATACGCAGACTTACGGTCAATCAATGTCAANGAACACACAGAGAAAAGAAGGGATCACTAACCTATCTTTCTTGGACATGGGCNTTGGATCAACTGTTGTTAAATGACAACACAGCCACATGGCAGTTNTTAGAACCTATCGTTTACAACGACACCATGATGGTTAGAACAGAGGTTACAGCCTTTGGCAANNCATTGGGTATGCAGTTGCCAGTAATGGACAACAGAAACAATGCCATCAAATCGCCTGATGCCCGTAAAATTTCTGATTCACAAATGAGGTGCTTGGCAAAAAATATTGCTTGCTTTGGAATTGGATTATATATTTTTGCTGGATCAGACCTGCCCGAAGAAGATGCTCCTGACTTAACTTTTGTGGCTGAAGAATGGGTTATCTCAATTAAAGAATGTAAGACTATGGATGAGCTAAAAGAAAAATTTGGCTCTGCTTACAAAGAATTACAAAAAGATAAAAACGCTCTTGATCTAATCTCTAAAGCTAAAGATTCCCGTAAAGCAGAATTGGAAAACAAATGAAAGCCTTTCCATTTAACTTTAGGGATAACGAAACACAGTTAGTTGTAGAACCCGGCATGGATTTGCGTGATTATTTTGCGGCTAAAGCTATGCAAGCAATCATTGGCAAAGCAGATCAAAGAAGCACAACAGTTGAAGAAGTTGATTTGTGGGTTGGTCATTATGCTTACACAGTAGCGGATGCCATGATAGAAGCGAGAAAATCATGATTGAGCAAGGAACTCCTGAATGGCATGAACTCAGAAGGGGCAAAGTAACAGCTTCTAGGGTTGCCGACATCATGGCTAAAACCAAAACTGGAACATCCACCAGCAGAGCAAACTATTTAATTGAGTTGGCTTTGCAAAGGGTTACAGGAACAATTGAAGAATCATTTAGCAACACAGCTATGCAATGGGGGACAGACAATGAGCCGTATGCACGGATGGCTTATGAAGCTTCATCAAATGTATTTGTTGAACAAATTCCTTTTATTGACCATCCTGACATCCCTTGGTTTGGTTGCAGTCCTGATGGGCTTATTGGCAACGATGGTCTTGTGGAAATAAAGTGTCCTTATCAGTCTGCTGTTCATTGGGTCAATGTTAAAACAAACGAAGTGCCAGCTAAGTATGTTCATCAAGTGCATACCCAGATTCTGGTTACTCAGAGGGAATGGTGCGATTTTGTAAGCTTTGATCCTAGGATGCCTGAAAGAAGCAAACTGTTAATCAAACGAGTATACCGGGATGAGAAACTGGCTGCTGAAATTGAAGCTTCTGTTAAACAGTTTTTAGAAGAAGTTGAGAAAGAAGTTGAGCTTATGAAAGGCAAACAATGACAACGAAGAAAAATCTATCTCCTGAAGATAGAAGAAACATATCTTTAGTAAAGATGGAGCTTGTAAAAATGGCTCATGTCAATATCAAAAATATATTTCCATCATTGGTTTTTAAAAGCGAAAAAATTCATCATACCAAGAATGGTAGTTATACCAAAAAAGGTTCTGGTCGCAAACATTTACAAGGAAAACAATTATGAGTGGCGTAAACAAAGTAATCATTTTGGGGAATGTTGGCAAAGATCCTGAAACTAGGGTTACTCAAGGCGGTGATGGCGTTACCAATATTTCAGTTGCCTGCACAGAGAAATATAAGGACAAACAGGGTGAGCAAAAAGAAATTACCGAATGGGTTAATGTTGTATTTTTTGGAAAGCTTGCTGAAATTGCAGGCAAGTACATTAGAAAAGGATCAACAGTTTATGTTGAAGGCAAACTCAAAACTGAAAAGTACACAGATAAAAATGGAGTTGAAAAGTATTCTACTAAAATAATTGCAAGCAATATGCAGTTAGTTGGTGGAAAACCTAGTGCGGATAATCAGGGTGCTGGAACTGTTCCAAAAAATTCTGGTGCAGGTTCTGGAGATATGCCAGACGATGATATTCCGTTTTAATGAATAACTCTGAATTGTTTAAGCACCAATGCTCAGTCCGTTACTTATGCAAGTTGCGGAAGGAAATGGGCTTGAACAAGTTCAGGGTATATGTTTCAAGCGATCAAATACAAAAGTTATGGAATAAGTTAGCGGATGATTTCACCTATCAATGGATGAAAGGCAACCGAGGTAATCATGGAGATTGGCGATGAAGCAACTTTTTATACTTGCACATGAACTGGCAAGAAAAAATGCAATGCAGGCAGTATTAGAAGCCCCTACAGGCTATGCAGTAGAGATTAAACCAAAGAATAGAACCTTAGATCAAAATGCTAAGATTCATGCCCTTATACAAGAAATAAGCCGAGTAGTAGTATGGGCAGGCAAATTACAAGAAGTAGAAACATGGAAACGCCTTTTAACAGCAGCTTGGTTACGAGCAAGAGGTGAACCTGTTGAGATGTTACCAGCTATTGATGGTTACGGTGTAGATGTTGTTTTTAGACCAACCTCGAAATTAACAGTCGAGGAAATGTCAGAGTTTATTGAGTATGTCCATGCTTGGGCTGCTGAGCAAGGCATCCAAATTGACTAAAGCGGAGAAACAACACTATGATAAATTGGCAAGATATGGCTGTATATTATGCGTGTTCCTCGGATACGGAGAAGGAACTCCTGCTGAAATCCATCACATCAGGAGAGCAGGTAAACGGGATAAAGCACCTGTCATTCCCCTCTGCCCTGAACACCATAGAGGAAATACCGGTATTCACGGACTTGGGCGTAAAGCATTTGAACGCATACACGGGATTACCGAAGAAGAATTACTGGAACTTGTATCGGAGCGAATCAAATGAATGAGATCCGATTAACGAACTCACAGATCATGATGGTTGCTCAAGCAGGGGTAATGCGACATCTACAGTTTCTGGGGCGATCCGCCAGACCGATGTACGGATTGGATGCGAACACAAAATGGGAGCTTCAAATCGAGGGTGCGTTAAGTGAGTATTCACTAGCAAAATTTCTTGGAAAACATTGGGATGGCGTTGGAACTGCGGGTGGAGATGACCTGCAAGAAGAAGAAGTCAGAGTAACTAAATATGCTGATGGGCATTTGATTTTGCATCCAGCAGATAAAGATCATAAAAGATACTGGCTTCTTACTGGAGAAAATGGTAGATATGTCATAAGAGGATTTCTTTTGGCATGGGATGGAAAACAAAATAAATACTGGGTAGAAAAGTTTGATAAAGATGGCAGGGATAGATCCTGTTTTATGATTCCACAAAAAGATTT